CGCGAGCAAGGCGCAGGTCGTTGCGGCAGCTGCCGTTCGGCTCGGGCAAGCCGGCGATGTAATGCGCCGCGGCGGTCGATGGGGGCTGTGGGCGTCGGGGGCATGCGTGCTGGACGAAGATGCCGCCGACGCGTACGCGATCGTGCATGCGGCGCGTGCGGTGCGCGTGCGCCGCATGGCGTCGTAGCAGGGAGGCGGCATGATGTATGCGCTGGTGCGGGCCGTCTTAGAACGGCATCTCGATCCGGAAACGGCGCAACGCATTTATGACGCATATGTGCACGATGCGCGGCGCGTCGCGCGGGAGCGCCAGCTTGCAAAAGCGCGATCGTGGCTGGCGCGGTACGCGACCGTGCCCGCGCCCGACGGTCGGGCGCGGCGGCGACATCTGGCGTACCAGATGCTGCTGGACAATGCCGAAGCATATCTTGAAGGAACGTGGCAGCGCCCGCGATATCTGCGAGTCATGCGGGAGGCGTCCGATGCAGATTAGCCTGACGATCGGCCCATACGCGTATCGGTTCGCAATGTCGCATCCTCCGACCGACGATGAGCGCGCGTTGCTGGACGCGCGCCTCATTGAGCTGGCCGAGGCGCACAACGGCCTGACCGCCGCGATGGCCATCGCGGCAATCAGCGCATGGCATCGGCTGATTGCCAGCGGCGCAGATCCGCGTCGCATTGCGATGCTGCGACATGCGAGCCAGATGAATCGCGCGGCCAACGCCGCGCGGCGGGAGGCGTCAGCGCGCGCGCATCCGTTCGGCTCGGTGTGCGTCGGTCGAACATGGTGGGTCTATCGTCGCGCGCCCGCGGGCGTGGCGTGGTGGCCAGTGCGCCGCATGTGACCACTACCACCCTGTCAGCGTGCCACTACACAGCGCCTCTGGCATCCGCTCCAGAGGCGCTGTGCGTTGATGCGCCGCTTGCGCACCTGCGTAATGCGTGCTATAGTGTGCGCGAGCGACGATCTGTTTTTCGATCGAAGGAGGAGGGCGTATGCTGAAAGACGGAAATGTTCGGCGCTCATTGACGTGGGAGGCGGATCTCGATCGCAATATCCGCCTGCTCGCAGTTGCCCGCGGGATGACGTTGAGCGCGCTGCTGCGCCAGCTCGCCAGGCGCGAGCTGGCGGATTGGCATGCCGCGCTGGCCACGGGCGGCCACGAGCCGCCCGTCTGGACCCGCCTCCATTCGCATGAAGATGAAGATGCGGATGCAGATGCAGAGGAGGATGTGCCATGACCCTCGCTCATATCATCGTCTACGGCGTGCTCGCTGCGCTTGCGATCTGGATCGTCGTCGGCAAACCCGATGGCCACCAGGTCGCGATTGTGTGCATGGCCCCGTTTGTGTTTGGCTGGGCGCTGAGCGCGTACGACGTCAATGTGCTCGGCGCGCTTGACTGGCTGCTGGCTGCGTTGCTGCGAGGACAGCCGTGATCGATCTCATGACGCCGGAATTGCTGCGTGCCTGGGGATCAGCGCTGCTTGCGACGCTCATCTGGGTCGCCGCAACGCCAGCAGCGCCATTGCTCATTGCCGCGCTGATCGGCGGCTATGTCGCCGGGCAGTCGTCGGTGCGGCCGGGCGTCGGCTTCGTGCGCGCCGGGCTGGATGGCGCGACGGCGGCGTTGCTGGCTGGCGGTGCGGCGTTCGTGATCCAGATCGTCGTCCTGGCATGGATGGCATAACGACAAAAGGAGGCGGCTTCGATGGGAAGCTTGAGCGGGGGCGGAGGCGGGCGCGGCGGCGCGTTGCTCGATCGCGCGCTGGCGGTTGAGCGGGCCGCGGCGATGCTGCGATTTCGCATCGCCGCGGCGTTGCTCTGGGCCGCGGGCGTATATACGACGCACGCGTTTCTCAGCGGCTTGCTGATGCATTACAGCAGCCGCGACGTGTGGGTCGCGGCGATCATCACGCAGCTTGTGCTGACGGTCGCGGAAAGCGAATTCTGGGGCGGCGGCCGGTCTCCGGTCGCGACCGGGGCGGTCGTCATCGACACCGCAATCAATGCTGCCGGGATCTATCCGATCCTGGTGCACCTGGACGCGACCAACGTCTGGCTGCTGGTGCGTGACCTGACGGGCATTCCGGCGCTCGGCGCCTGGGGCACGCTGGCCGTCGCCATCGCGCTCGGCTACATTATCGCCTATGCGCCGGAACGCATGTGGAGATGATTATGGACCACTGGCTGGACATTGGTGTGCTGATCGTTGTCGGATGGGGCTTCTATGCAATCTATCGCGGTAGCGGCGGCGGGCTGCGCCAGTTATTCGTCGATCTGATTGTTGTTCCGCTCTTCAAGCGGCCCGATCTGCGTGGTCCGTCGCGGGATGATCCCGCTCCGCCCGAGGAGCCGTCAGCGCAGCCGCCCCCCCCCGCGGCAATGCACGATGACGGAACGATCGAGGCAGCCGCAATCGCGCTGGCGCGCGGCTGGGCCGGAGAGAGCACGATCATCGAGGAGCTCTTTCATGTCCGACGCGGCGGCGGCGCGGCATACACGCAGATCCGCGATGCCGTGCGCGGGCGTGCGCTGCGCTACGGCTACCGACCGCCGCGCGGCGACGGCCATCGGACGGTTACCGTGACGGAGTCAGGCGTCCGACGGGAGGTCGAACTATGACGACCGCGACGTTGCGAATTGTGACTCACGACGGCGTATTCCACACTGACGATGTGTGCGCAATCGCCGTTCTCCATCTGGCCACGGACGGACGGATCGTCGTACAGCGATCGCGCGATGCGCGCGTGATCAACGCCGCCAACATCGCTGTGGATGTTGGCGGCGGATACTACGACCACCACCAGCTTGCGGGCAACGGCGCGCGGCCGAATGGCACGCCCTATGCCAGCCTGGGGCTGGTGTGGCGGGATTACGGCCACGACGCCATCGCCCGCGTGGTGGGCGATGGCCTCGAGCCCGGCGTGTACCGGGCCGTCTGGGATCGCGTTGATCAGACGTTCTGCGAGCCGATTGACGCCGCAGACAACGGCGTCAATCTGGTCCGGCTGATCAGCGATGTTCAGCCGGTCACCATTCAGGATCTGGTAGACTGGTTCCGACCCCTGGATGGGTCAAACCAGGAATACGACGAGGCCTTCCACCGTACGGTCGCCTGCGTGCTCCCGTTCGTGCGGGCCGCGATCACGGCGGCCTACGCGTACGTGCAGGCCGAACACGCGCTCATCGCTGCGATCCGCGCCTGGGCCGATCGCGGCGCTCGCGCTGACGACCCCGTGGTCATTGAACGGTTTGTGCCGGATTGGAAGCGCCCGGTCGTTACGGCGACGACGGCATTGTATGTCGTCTATCCCTCGGCTGGTTCTTGGAGGGTTCAGGGCGTGCCGGATCGCGTCGGGTCGAACGACCTCCGTCGCCCCCTGCCAGAGGCCTGGGCGGCCTTAAACGCCGAGGAGCTTGCATCGCTGACTGGCGTCAGCGATGCGACGTTCTGTCATCGCGCCCGCTTCATCGCGGGCGCGGAAACGCTGGACGGCGCGCTGGCCCTGGCGCGACTCGCCACCGCGTCCTGACTATGCTATAATCATGCCGTGGCGTGTTCGTCTTCTACAACGCCCGGCATGACAGCGCCGTACACCATCGATCGCATTCCTCTGCTGCGCCCGGCGTTCACGCCCGGGCGCAGCTCCCCCATTTCCCTGCTCGTCTGGCACGCCACGGCCGGGCGATACCCCTCCGATCTCCGCTGGCTCCGCCAGGGCGGGGCCAGCGGAGCCCCGGTCAGCGTCCATTACTACATTGCGCCCGACGGCGCAATCACGCAATTGGTAGACGACGCCGACACGGCGTGGCATGCCGGCGTTAGCGCGTGGCAGGGCCTCGAAACGCGCTATCCGAATGGCATGACGTCGGTCAATTCTTGCTCGATCGGCGTTGAGCTGTCGCATTCCAATGCGCCGCATGAGCCGCACGCGCCAGCACAGCTTCTGGCGGCGACCTGGCTTGGCCAACGCCTCGTCGCTCGCTATCGCTTGACGCCGGATCGCGTCGTGCGGCATCTCGATGTCGCTCCTGGCCGCAAAACCGATCCGGCCGCGCTGCCCTGGCCAGCGTTTCGTGACGCGCTATTCCGACGCTCCTACACCGAACACAGCCCGATCCTCGATGCGCCGCCCGCCGGCGTGACCGCGTCGCAGATCGCCGAGCGGATCGCCCCCCGCGCTGATATGCGCGCATATACGATCGCCGATATTCGCGTTATCGTCGCTGAATATTGGCAGCGCGCGACGAGCGTCGGGATCGATCCCCTGGTTCCTCTCGCACAGATGTGCCACGAGACCGGATGGCTGACCAGCTTCTGGTCGCAGCGCCCACAGCGGAATCCGGCCGGCATCGGCGTGACGGGGGAGCACAGCCCGCATGCGCAGGATGGCTATGCCTACAATCCGCAACGTCAGCGCTATGAGCGCGGCCTTTCTTTTCCGACCTGGGTCGAGCACGCCATCCCGGCGCATCTGGGCCGACTGCTGGCGTATGCGATCCACGATGCGCACGCCACGCCGTCTCAACGCGCCCTGATCGCCGAGGCGCTGCGGGTGCGCCCGCTTCCCGATGCCTGCCGCGGCTCGGCGTCGACCCTTCGCGCGCTGGGCCGCGCGCACAATCCGGAGCGCGGATGTGGCTGGGCTGTGCCAGGCATCGAATATGGCGTTGCGCTTGCGCAGATGGCCATGACGCTGCAGGGGGATTGAACGATGCCACCAGAACTCATTGCGGCGCTGACCACGCTGGGTCTGGCCGTCGTCGGCGCGCTGACGGCGTGGGTGCGCGTTGTTCAAACGCGGATCGAAAGCGAATTGCAGCGCAATACGCGGCTGACCAGCCGCGCTGTCGCAAATACGGATGCCGAGATCGCGAAATTGCGTGATCGTGCCCAGGAGCTCGCGGCAATGTTGCATACGTACCGCGACATTGTGCGCTATGTCAATTCGTTGCCGGAGGGCCGCGAGCTCCTTTCGCGCTATCAAGATCGTCGTCGGGTTGTGGTGCACGATGACATGCTGACTGATCTGGAACGCCGGCTCACGCAGATCGAGCGGGATACGCCGCCGGAAGGCGTTCATACGCCATGACCATCGCGCAGCTCCGCCAGGCGTTCGAACGACTTGCCGCACGCGCGCAGCCGGATGTGCGCCCGCTTATTCTCGACATTGCGGGGCTGCTGATCGATCTTTTGAATCAGCATACGCTGAGCGATGCGGAAATCCGAACGATGATTCGCGACGTGACAGATCGGATGACGGTTGCCATTGCCGACGCCATTGATGCGTATGCCGCAGGCGAGGCGCTGCGGCGCGCTGCAATCGAGGAACGCATCGTTGGCGATCTGGAGCTGTTGCGCGATGAGCTGCATCGTGTGATCGACCAGTTGCAGTCAATTAGCGCGCTTGCGCAGCGGCTGGACGATCTGCGACGGACGACCGAGCTGCAATATGCCGAGGTGCTGGCGGCGATTGCGCGCGCAATCCCGCCGACGCGCCCGCCGCGTGGAGAGGCTGCATGATGGCGTTGCTTCTCGTTTGGCGATTGATTATCGCCCCCGCCGCGCTGGACAGCGTCACGGTCTGGCTCGGAGCGCCGCTGGCCGCTGCGCCGCGCATCGAGGTCGTCGGCGGTGTCGGCGGCGCGCACTGCGTTGGCATGGCTGACGACCTCGATGCGCCGCCGTATCGTTGTGTCGTGTGGGCGCAGGATCGGTGGCAGCGCGTCATCGTTGACGGCCAGCTCCTCGGTGAACGCGCGTACGTGTATGTGCCCGTGCTCAGGAGATAATGATGCCCGCCGGTCGCCCGCGCAAACAAGCGGCGCTTGACGAAGCGCAGGTCGAATATCTCGCGTCGATCGGCTGCTCGGACGCCGAGATTGCGATCGCGGCGCGGGTGAGCGAGGCGTCGCTCAAGCGCCATTATGCGCCTCTGTTAAAAAAAGGACGCGTGACTTTGAAAATCTCATTGCGGCGCGCGCAACTGGAACGCGCGATGGCTGGATCGGACACGATGCTCATCTGGCTGGGCAAAAACATTTTGGGACAACATGACCGGATCGCGCAAACCATCAGCGGCGAGGAACACAAGCCGCTCGTCATTGCCACCTACGACTATCGTGCTGCGGCTGCCGCGCTTGCGAGCGGATCAGGCGCGGATCGTGACGATGCTGCGTAGCCATAATACGGTGGTCGTCGCGTGCGGGCGGCGCTGGGGCAAGACTGTTATGGGCGGCGTGCTGGCGCTGCATCGCGCCGCCTACGGCGGCAATGTCGCGTGGGTCACGCCGACGTACAAGAACGCCCGTGCGCCGTGGCGTTTTGCGGTAGCGCACGCACACGGCATCGGGCGCATTCATCGCAGCGAACGCGTCATCGAGATCGGCGACGGCCGGCTTTCCGTGTACAGCGCCGACAACGACACGGCGTTGCGCGGCGAGGGCTTCGACCTCGTCGTCGTTGACGAAGCCGCGCAGATCCGCGAAGAGACCTACACCGACGTGTTGCTGCCAACCCTGGCCGATCGCGACGGTCGCATGTTGCTCATTTCAACGCCGAAGGGCCGTAACTGGTTCTGGCGCGAATGGCTCCGCGGGCAAGCCGGCGATGCATCCATTGCGTCATTTCGCGCGCCGACGTCGGACAATCCGAGCGGCGCGATCCAACGCGCCGCGGCGCTGGCGCGTGAGCGCGTCAGCGATCGCACCTATCGTCAGGAATGGCTGGCCGAGTTTGTCGAAGATGGCGGCGGCGTGTTTCGCGGCGTGCGCAGCCTCATCGACCACGCGCCGCAGGCCGGGGCCGACACGCCGCACCACGTCATCGGCATCGACTGGGGCCGCGATTACGACTACACCGCCGTGATCGTGCTGGATGCCGTTGGCCAGACGCTCGTTGCCGCGGATCGCTGGACCGGCATTCCGTTTGAGCAACAGATCGGACGCATCCGCGCGCTGGCCGAGCGCTACCAGCCCGCGGGCATCATTGCCGAGAAAAACGCCATGGGCGCACCGCTGGTCGAACGGCTGTTTTACGAGTACGGACTGCCGATCCAGGCGTTTACGACGACGAGTCAGAGCAAGGCGGCGCTGATCGATGCGCTGGCGCTGGCCATTGAGCGGCGCGCCCTCGGCCTGCGCGATGTGCCATGGTTGATTGCCGAGCTCGAGGCGTACGAGGTGCGGTCGACGTCGGCGACGGGCCTGCCGGCGTACGGCGCGCCGGAGGGGATGCACGATGACGGCGTGATCGCGCTTGCGTTGGCCTGGCGCGCGCTGCGCTGGTATCACGGAGGCGATGCATGAGCGACGATGTGCGCAAGCGCAGCGTCACGCGCGATGACAATGCCGGCGACGCCGCCGCCGGTCGACTGAGCATCGTCATCGGCCCGGCGCAGTGGGCCGGGATCCTCGATGGCGTGCGCGGCGCGACCGGGCTGCCGCGCTATGGCAGCATGATGCGCGATCGGATTCTGGCCGAGAGTCCGATGATCGAGGACATGTGGGCGTCGGCGGTCGGCCTGGCCATCACGAAGCAAAGCAGTCTCGGCTGGCGCATCGAGGACGACGCGCAGAGCCAGCGGCGGATCCATGCAGCGCAACGCATGCTGCTCGCTTTCGATGGCGACTACGTTGCAGGCATTACGCGCCATCTTCGCGATTATCTGTTGACGAACAACGGCGCGTTTGTCGAGATCGTGCGGGCGAGCACGGCCCGCGGGAGCCGGATCATCGGACTCATGCAGCTCGACAGCCTGCGCTGTCACCGCATCGATGACCCGGCCTACCCCGTGCTGTACGAAGATCGTCGGGGCGCGTTCCACCGTCTGCCTGCCGAAAACGTGATCGCATTCGCCGATTTGCCGTCGGCGCGAATCGAGCACGCCGGGATGGGGCACTGCGCAGCGGATCGCGTCTGGTCCACCATCCTGAAGCGTGCCGCCGTCGAGACATATTTTCGCGAGAAGGTCAGCGGCGCGCGAAATCTGGCCATCCATTTCGTCACGAATGTCAATGCTGAACGGCTGCGCGAGGCGCTGCATGCCGAAGGCCGCGACCAGGCGGGCCGCGGCTATGTGCTGTATCGCGGCGCGACGATTATTCCGATGCTCAGCGGCGGCGGCGCAGAAACGCCGACGGTCATCACGATCCCGCTCGCCGAGATCCCCGACGGATTCGATCCTGAACAGGAACGCCGGGCGGCTAATCAGATCTACGCAAACGCCCTCGGCATCCCGGTACAGGATATTCAGCCGCTGAGCGGCCAGGGCCTCGGCACCGGCACGCAGACGATTATCCTCGATGAGGCGGCGCAGGGACACGGCCTGGCTGCCTGGCGACGATCGTGGCAACAGGCTATAACGCATCGCGTGCTCCCGACGACGACGACCTTCTATTTTGACAGCAACGATCTGCGCGACCGGCAGCAGCGCGCCCAGATCCTGGCAAGCGTTGCGGGCGCAGTCGGGCCGCTGGTGCAGCAGGGCGTGTTGCGCCCCGACCAGGCGCTAAACGTGCTCGTGGATGAGGGCGTCATTGACCCGGCCTACCTGCCGAGCGATCAGACGCCCGGAGCCTTGCTCTCCGACCTCGATAAGCCGGTCGACGCCGAGGAGCCGGAGCCGACGACGCTGATCGAGACGCCCAAGGCGCGGCGCGAACCAGCCGATCTGCCGGAGCTGGCCGATGCTGACGTAGACGCGCTTATTGACGCCGAGCTGGCCGCCGGCCTCGCCTGGGCTCGGCTTGTCGCCGGAGCGAGCAATGAGCAATGACGCCATCCGGCTGCACGCGCTGACGTTGCACGAGATCGAGGCCGCCGGCGCGCTGCTGGACGCTGGCCAGACTGACGCCTACATTGACGCGGTGCGTCGCGCCATCGTGCGCGGCCACACGGCGGCGACGTGGTCGGCGATTGCCCAGCGCGACCACGCCGGGCGCATCCGCGACTGGCTGATGCGCGCCGTGCCCGGCGCGCGCCATGCGCGCACCGAGCGCACCGGCGATGTCGCCATGCCACGGGCGGATCGTGACCGGATGCGCGAGCTGGCAACGCGCGAGCTGCGCTATTTCGAACGCTTTGCGCGCGAGATCCGCAGCGGCCAGCTTTCCCCGGCGCGCATCAAAGCGCGCGCCGCGATGTATGCCGGAGCAATTCGCCCGACATACTACGAGATCCGCTATGGCCATTGGGATATTCCGCAACGACTCCTCCCCGGCAATCAGCAATGCCGGGCGAATTGCCGCTGCACCATCTCCGTCGCCGACCTTGGCGACGGGCGCGGGCTACTGACCCGGCGCTACAGCCCGGAGGCCGATCATTGTTCGGAATGCCCGCCGCTGGCGGGCACTTATACCATCTATCGGAGGCTCCGCTGATGCCTGTTTCCCTCCAGCACATCCCGATCAAGGTGCTCCCGAGTCAGGTCAGCCGGGCGACGAAGGCGTACAAGCGTGCTGCTGACATCGCGGCGCATTTGCTCGTCCTTGACCTCGAACAAACACACGCGACCTGGCGCACGCCGGTGCGCTGGATTGTCAAAATACGCGCGCACGAGGTCGAAGTCCGAACAAAGAGCCAGGTCTGGGCGTATGTCGATCAGGGAACGCGGCCACACATTATTCGACCTCGGCGTCGCCGTCGACTTGTGTTCCGAGCCGGCTATCGCGCGAAGACGCGGCCAGGCTCGATCGTGAGCGGAGCGGGCGGTCCATTCGGTCCGATAGTCGTTGCTCGGCAGGTCCTCCATCCCGGCACAAAAGCGCGCGGATTTACGCAACGGCTCAGGGCTAAATGGAACAAAAAATGGCCGCACATGCTGCAACGCGCTATCGCCGAGGCACTGCAATGAGCGAAACGACGCGGGCCATCCTCATCGCGCTGTACGCCGCCCTCGGCGCGGCGCTTCAACTCGCATTGCCAGATCGCCTTCGCCGGCAACTCAATTCCGCCTACATCGCCATCGCACGCGAGCTCGGCATCCCCACGAACACATCGTAGCCCGATCGGCTGCGCGCGCCGCTGACCACGTGACCAGCCCGCCGGCGCATTGCCACGCGTTCCACGCCACACGCCTGGCTGCTGGTAGGCGTGGAATGCGCGGAAAACGTGGAAAAGGGCCATTTACCGCATCAGGATGCGGCAAACCGTTTTCCACACGTTTTCCACGTCGGCTGGCAAGACGTGGAAAACATGATTTCCACGTTTTCCACGTTTTCCATCTTTTCCACACATTCCACGTTTTCCACTTGCTTTCTCTTCTCTCTCTCTCTCTCTCTCTCTCTCCTCTCTTGCTTCTCTCTCGCTCGTCGGCGGCTGGTTGGCCATGAGGCGGTCGGCGGCTGGCTGCTGGTAGGCGTGGAACGCGCGGAAAACGTGGAAAAGGGCCGTTTGCCGCATCCTGATGCGGCAAACCGTTTTCCACATGCTTTCCACGTCGGCTGGCAAGACGTGGAAAACATGCTTTCCACGTTTTCCACGCTTTCCATCTTTTCCACACATTCCACGCTTTCCACTCGCTTTCTCTTCTCTTCTCTCTCTCTCTCTCTCTCTCCTCTCTTGCTTCTCTCTCGCTCGTCGGCGGCTGGTTGGCCACGAGGCGGTCGGCGGCTGCTGGTAGGCGTGGAACACGCGGAAAACGTGGAAAAGGGCCGTTTACCGCATCAGGATGCGGCAAACCGTTTTCCGCACGCTTTCCACGTCGGCTGGCAAGACGTGGAAAACATGCTTTCCACGTTTTCCACGCTTTCCATCTTTTCCACACATTCCACGCTTTCCACTCGCTTTCTCTTCTCTTCTCTCTCTCTCTCTCTTCTCTCTCGCTCTCGCTCTCTTGTTTTTCTTGCTGAATTGACGATTGGCGTCGGGCATGCTATGATAGAGGCGTGGTGGTCTCCGCCGTCGTCGCTGGCCTCCCGACGACGTGACCTCCAACGTTCGTTCGGCCCGCCGCTACCTACCAGGCCGCCGGCTGCGCTTATGCGCGCCGGCGGCCTGGTTGTTGGGGAACATGTATGCCGGGCGGTCGCTATCGCTCGCTTCAGCATCCGCGCATGTATCGCGCGTTGCGGAAGCGCGGATTCTCGAAAGAAGCGGCGGCGCAGATATCCAACGCGCAAACGCCTGGCCACACGGTGGCCAAGACGCTGCATGGCGGCGTTGAACGATCCGAGCTCCCCGACGCCGCATTCCTCGATCCTGAACGCCGAGCGTTTCCGATCCGCACCGCGCGCGATGTGCGCGCGGCGGTGCGGGCCTGGGGGCGCTATCGCGGCGATATGTCGTTTGCGACGTTCAAGCGTCGGCTGATCCATCGCGCTCGCGCGCTTGGCCTGATGCACGCGTTGCCGGAAACCTGGCGCGCGGAGCTGCGCGAGAAGTCGGGGCGTCAATTCAGCGAATCGAACGTTGCGCGCGATGAGACGGGCAGATTTGCTGAGAAGCCCGGCGGCGGCGGCGGCGATACGAAGCCGGAAAAGAAAAAGAAAAAGAAGCAGCCTGAAGCGCCGGAGCCGATCACAAACGCCGACGGACTCCGCGATCAGCTTGCCGCGACGGGCCTCGATCCCGCGCTGGCCGAGGCGCTTTCGGAATATATGGCCGGGCAGCTTGCTGCGCCTGAGGATCGCGAAGATATTGCGATTGCGCGCGACGCTGCACATGCTCTGGCGGCGCAGGGATTGATCCGCATCAAGCCTGGCGAGGGGCCGAACGCGCAGATCGAGCTGACCGCTGCGGGCAAGAAGCTCATGAAGGCGGCGTCGGCGGGAGATGTTGCAGCCGCCATGACGGTGGTCGAGCGCGGGCACGAGCGAGCGGCGCAGGTGCTGGAGCGCGAACGGGCGCGCGAGGCGAAGCGCCAGGAGCGCGAAGCGCAACGTGCGGAGCGCGAGGCTGAGCGAGCGGCGCGGCAGGCAATGCGCGAGGCGCAGCGGCATCAGCGCGGCGGCGGATCGGCGCACGTTGATCCGGAGCTGCTGGCGCTGGCGCGGCAACGGCTGGCCGCGACTGCGGGCAAGGGCTGGCACGTTTACAAGGACCGGCGTGGCGCATATCGCTGGGCATCGATCAGCAGCACGGCGTATCGCGACAACGATCGCGAGATTGTGAGCCGCGAGGCGCTGCGCCGAGCGGTTGCGCTGGCCGACCTGGAGGGCCGGCGCGGGCCGCTGCGATTCTGGCATGTGCCCGGCCTGGAGTTGGGACACTGCGATTTTCAGGCGCTGAGTGCAGACGGGCGCGTGCTTATCGAAAGCGGCGTCTTTCGCACGCCGCACATTGCGCAGGCAATCGCGCGACACAAAGAATGGCAAATCTCGATCGGATTCCAGCATCCGATCACGGAGCCAGATGCAGACGGCGTGTTTCACGCCGTTCGCATTTTTGAGCGATCGCTGGTGCCGCCGGGCCGAGCCGCGAATCCGATGACTCGATTTATGCTAAAGGAGCACATGATGTTGACGCATGAAAAGCGCAAAGCGCTTGACGAGTTGCTCGGCCCGGAACTGGCAGCGGCGCTCGTGGCCGAGGCCGAGCGCACAGTCAAGGCGGCAGATCACGCGGGGGTGACCTACAAAGACGCTCCTGCGGAGCTTGTGATCAACGGCGCAACCTATACGCTCAAGCAGCAGGCGGCGCCGGCAGCGCCGCCGGCAGCGCCGCCGCTGCCCGACGAGCCAGCGCCTGAAGCGCCCGCGCTTGACCTGGGCGGCCCGGAGCCGCTGACCGACGAGACGGACGTCATGGATCTGACTGTTGGCCAACTCAAACAGGTGTTCGCCGAGGCGCTTGAGCTTGTGCTCGGCGAAATTTCGCAGAAGATGGCCGACATGCGGGCGCAATACGAGGCGATGGGCAAGGCGTTCGGGGCGTTGCAGACCGAGAAATCGCTGCGCGACGGCGAGCTGGCGGCGTTGCAGCAAAGTCGGGATGCGCTCGCACAGCAGGTGCAAGCGCTGGATGCGCGGTTGCGGGAGCTTGAGGGCGATCAACCCGCATGGTCTGGCTATCGCGCCTCGGCTGATCCGGCAACGGTCGTGGCGACGAAGAGCGCGTCGGGCGATACGCCGTATGCCAATGTCTACCGGGCTATTTTTGGCGATGATCCGCCCTTCGCGGCATGAGGAGGATCTCTATGACCACGACGACTGAGCATCTGCGAAATTTTTTCGCGTCTCCGGAGGGCGCAGCGTATTTGCGCGAGGCGGTCAAAGCGTCGGCGACAACGAACGCCGTCATCCCGCCGCACGGACCGACGTCGCTGTTCGGCTATCCGGGCGTTGCGCCAGGCCTGCCCTCGACGCTGGTGCTGCCGACAGGGATCGAGGATTATCTGGAACAGGCGGGGCACGTACGCAGGAGCCAGGATGAAAATCCGTTGTTTGCGATTCTGACCGGGCAGACAGCCAGCACGGGCACGGAGCCGACCAGCGGCTGTGTGGAACAGGCGCCCGTTCCCGGCAATCTCAAGCTCTGTCGACAGACCTGGCCGTTCGGCGAATTGACGATGGCCACGCGGCCGATCCAGGTAGATCGCGCCGGATCGCTCATCAATCGTTCTGAGCCGCTGGACTTGCGACTGCTGCATGATCCGTTCGCCAACGTTCCCAATCCGACCGGCATGAGCACGGCGGATGTGTTCCGGTCCGTCGTTGCCAAAGCGACTCTCGAGTTGACGGTGGACATCAAGCGTCGGCATGCGCCGCTGATCTGGACCGGCAACCCCGCGAACACGGCGACGAACACGGGCGGCTATCAGGAATTCAATGGATTTGAGCGGATTGTGAACACCGGCTACGCCGACGCGATCGCGGGCGTGCTATGCAGCGCTGCAGATTCGCTGGTGTACGACCGCGCGAACGCGATTGTGCAGAGCACGGCGGCAAACACGCTTGAGCGCTATGTGTCCATGTATCGCCATGTGCGATATCTCGCCGACCAGGTCGCCATCACGTCGCCGCGCTGGGCCTGGGTGATGCGCCCGCAGAAATTCTGGGCGCTCGTCGACATCTGGCCGTGCTCATATTTGACGTATCGCTGTACGACGGCGTCGCCGTCGGGCAGCTCGGCTTCGGCGCAGGTCGATGCGACGGCAGCCGCACAGATGCGGCAGGAGATGTTGGCCGGGCGCTACCTGCTTGTCGATGGCGAGCAGATTCCGGTCATCCTGGACACAGCGCTGCCCGAGCTCAACGTCGGCGGCGGCAATTTCCAGAGCGACAGCTATCTGCTGCCGCTGACCGCCGGGGCATTTACCGAAACGGGCGGCCAGATCACGTACATCGAATATTTCGATTATCGCGGGCCGTACGGGATGGCCACGGAGCTTGCGAAATTCGGTCCAGACAACGAATACGGCGTGAGCGCCGACGGCCGATTTGCGCTGTTCTTCCTCGGCGGCACGGCATTTTGCAAGCAGGTGATGGTGCGTACGCGCAAGCGTGTCATTTGCCGCGCGCCGTTTCTGGCAGGCCGGATCATCAATGAGCGCTACGCCGTCTATCAGCATGAGCGAAGCTGGCAGCCTGGCACGAGCTTCTTTGAGGATGGCGGCGTGACCAGCTTCATGCATACGTGGTGATGACGGAGCCGCTCATCAGCGTCATCATTCCGGTCGGCCCTGGGCACCGTCATCTGGTTGGCCAGGCCGTTGCCTCGGCGTTGCGCAGCAGCGTGCGGAGCATCGAGGTCATCGTGGTCAACGACAGCGGCGGTCGGATCCGATCGAGCGATCCGCGCGTGCGCGTCGTTGCCGCGCCGCGCGGGCCGGGCCTCCGCCCGGCCGTGGCGCGCAACGCGGGGCTGGCAGCGGCGCGCGGCGTGTTCGTTGTGCATCTCGACGCCGACGACTGGTTGCTGCCCGACGGCCTGTCTATTCTGCTGCGCGGATTCGCAGCGGGGCGGCGGGCCTACGTCTACAGCGCGATGTACGGCGCGTACGCTGACGGCTCGCCGATCAGGAGCAACGGGCAGCCAGTCATCAATGACATGCTGATTGCATATGACGAATGGGATTACACGCGCGCCAATCTTCATCCGATTACGTCGCTCGCGCCGCTGGCGATCTGGCGCGACGTCGGCGGCTTTGACGCCGGCGCGCTGGCGTGGGATGACTGGACGGGCTATGCCCGGCTGCGGCGCGCCGGGCATTGTGGCGAAGCGCTCCGGCAGCCGACATTTGTCTATCGCATCGGCGCGGGATTGCAGCACACGCGCGACAATCGGCTGGGAGCCGACGGCATGGCCGCGACGCGCGCGCGCATTGTCGGGGAGGGATGGCGGCCCATGCCATGCGGATGTGGACAGCAGGTGATGCAAGCGCGCGCCGTCGCGCACACAGCGGTCGCGGCGGGCGGTGCGCCGCCCGCACGGAGGACATCGATGACCAGAATCCTGGAATATATCGGACCCGGCGTCGGCACGCAGACGATCCGGATCGGCACGCGCGCGTATCGCGTGGGGCGCAACAGCGCCTATCGCTATCTTTCAACGGACCACACATTGATCGAGGACGACATTCCGGAGCTGCTGGCGCTCGGCGTATTTGTTGAGGTGCCGCCGCCGCCGGCGTATGCGCCGCCGCCATCGCCGGAGGGCGTGGTGGTCGAAGATTCGGCGCCGGCGCGCCGGCGCCGGAAATCAGAGGGGGCCGAGCATGACGAATCGGACAACGCGGCGGCGTGATGCAAGCATCGTGCTGCCGGCGCGGGGGCGCGCGGCGCAGACGGCGGCACTCATCCCGCGGCTGATCATGACGGCGGGCCGGGCCGACTGGGAGCTCATCGTCGTTGTCGACGACGACGACGAGGTCGCAGCGGCGGTGCGCGGCGCGAACGATCTGCTGCTGAGCCGCGGGCGCATGCCGGCAACGATCGTCATCCTGCCGGAGCGCCGCGGCTACTGGCGCGCGCTTGCGCACGGCGCGCAGATTGCGCAGGGCAGATTGCTCGGCAATATCGCCAACGACATCCTGCCGGGCTGGGCCTGGCTGGAACGGGCGATCGCAGCGTATCAGCGGCATTTCCCCGACGAAGATGGCGTGCTGGCATGGAACGACGGCATCCTCATGCGCGAGCACGCTGGACATCTGCTCATTGCGCGTCGCTTGCTGGAACGCTGGTATGGCCAGGCGTGCTGGCCCGTCTGGTACGATCATTTGTTCGGGGACGCTGAATTGTGCGTGCGCGCGGCGGAGCAGCAGCGCTATGCCGTGGCGCTGGACGCCGTGCTCTACCACAATCATCCCATGCTCGGACACGAGTCCGATGCCGGCTATCGCGCCGCAAACGCGCAGATCATTGCGGATGGCCAGACATTTGAGCGCCGACGGGGATTGCAATGGCCGACGGCTATGACATTGTCATAATCATGCTGGCGACGTATCGCCTGGCCACCGATCTGGCCGGGGAGGATGGCCCCGCGGATCTGTTCAGCCGGCTACGTGGCTGGGCGCTGCAACGGTTCGGGGCTGACCATTGGATCACTGCGGGCATGCATTGTCCGATCTGCGTAGCGTTCTGGGTCGCGCCGCTGGCGATCGCGTTGCAGGTGCACGCGCCGCTTGCGGCATTGTGGCTGGCGGCGGCGGGCGCGACGGCGCTGGCGCTGCGATGGCGAGGAGGGGCGTAATGCCGCTGGCCTACGCACGCTGGTCGGAGCTCATGGGGCTGCATCTGTGGCATGCGCATCAGCTTGCCGACACGCAGATCGTGCCGGTGACATCGCGATGCAACGATCTTGTCGTTGAGCGCGCGGCACTCAACGCCGACCGCGTCGGGCGCGCCGAGATCCGCGCAGCGATTGCCGAGGCCGAGCGGCTCTGGCATGCCGCTGCCGGATTCTGGCCGACGCCGCACGAACGAAGCTGTTCGCTGACGCCGGTCGAGGCCGGCGCGTATGCGGTGCGCATCGCTGCCGGCTCGGCGCTGCGATGTCGTGTTCCGGATGCGCGCCTGATTGCGCCCGGCGTGCGCATCCCGGCGTCGTCGTGGTCGGCGACGCCGGTGCTTCTCCAGGATCTCGATGCTGACGGGCTGGCCGAGACCGGCGTGGCGCAAATCGGGCTGGCGGTGCCGTCGGGTGCAACGCCCGACGATGTGCTGTATCGATTCATTGCCGCCGACACCGGGCCGATCGTTGCAGCGACGACGCGGATCGCGCCGCGGCGCGTCGTCATCAGCGGCGGGAGCGCGCAGGGGATCTTCGATGTGTGGAATCTGGTGCGCCCTGTGCTCACGGCCGGATGGAATGCCCAGCCGCTGGATGCGGCAAACCCGGCGACCTACGCCGCGACAATCGAACAGGTGTACGCCCCCCGCTCGATCCTCGGCACGACTGACGAGACGGCGTCGGCCATCATAACGCGCCATGACGGAACAAGCGCGTATGCGACGGTGCGAATCGTCAACGCTGCGACGGGCCTCGTTGACGTCGGCGATCCGGTGTACGACCCGGCGTCGGGGCAATGGATCGGCGGGCAATGCACATGGCAGCCCATGCCGGTCGAGATCAGGCTGCGCTATCAGGCGGGCGTCGCTGACGGAAGCCTCGATCTGGCCATTGCGCGGCTGGCAGCGGCAATCGTGGCGCGCCCGGTGTGCGCGTGCGACGCCGCGAATCGCGAGATCTACGAATGGCAGCAAGATCTGAGTCGGTCGGGGGCGACGACCGAGACCTTTGCGCCGCCGGAGCCGACCCCATGGGGGACCCGGCGCGGGCATTTGTATGCATGGCGTCATGTGATCCAGCAGCAACAGCTCGTTGCATTGTGAGGAGGAGACGATGACCTCATTAAACGCGAACGAAATAATTACGAATTCCGCCGTGCGTACATGGTATCAGGTCGGCACGGGCGGCACGCGCTACTTTTTTGGCGACGGCTATCATTTCATTTCGGGAGCGACGATGCCGGTTGGCGGCACGATCGACCCGATCTACACGCCCGACCCGCGCGCGCCCGGGCGCTACCGTCTTGTGGCGCGCACCCGCGCTGCGCCGGATCTGCCGGAATTTTCCGTGGATTTCCACGAGCGCTGGGGCGGCATTCCGCGGCATCTGCTCAATAATCAATGTCAATGGACGTTTTACGAAGTCCGCTCGCGCTGTGGCGATCCGTCGGATTTTTCGCGCGGTTGGGATGGCGCGATGATCGTCTACGCGCGCGCATTGATGGAAGGCGGCATCGATCTCGGCACGCGCACCGCGCGCGACGCTGACGACCCGCTCCAGGATAGCGTGACGTTCAAGGCCGCGGCGATTTATCCTGTCGGCAGTCTGTCGTTTGGCAGCGAGGCCGACACTGAGATCGAGCGCGATGTGGTCGATGTCGTGTTTGGCCAAACGCAGAGCTGCGGCGAGTGCAGCGCCGACAACGACGGCTCGAACCACATCTATGCGCTGACATCGGTCACGACGCCATCGGCTGCGCTCCGCGTGGTCTATTCGTTAGACCAGGGAATAACGTGGCAGCTTGCGCCATCGGTCTCGGGGTCGGATACGCCGCGCTTCATTGACATTGCGGGCAATCAGTTGTTCTTTGGCACAGATGCCACAACGATGCGTGTCACAACGTTGACGACCGCAGGCGCGCCGTCGTCGTGGGGAGCCGTGACCCTGGACGTTGCGATGCAGGATGTCTATGTGCAATCGGCGTCATCAATCTGGTTTGCGACGACCAACGGCCGGATTTATCGCACAACGGATATTCTGACTGCGCCGATCCTGTACGCGACAGTCGGATCGGCGCAATACAATCGTATTCACGGCTTCGGTTCAACGCTGGTCGCAGTCGGCAATGGCGGCGCTGTGGCCATCTCGGTCAACGGCGGATTGTCGTGGGCTGCTGGCACAGCGGCGGGCTCGGCGCATCTCCAGGCCGTCGCGGTCGTCAGCGAAACGACCTGGTGGGTTGGCAATGCGAGCGGCGAGCTCTACCGCACGCGTGATCGCGGCGTCACGTACGAGAATATGACGGGGCAGCTCAGCGGCGCGCCAAACAGCATTTTTGACATCGTGTTCGCGACGCCCGAGGTCGGCTGGATTTCGGCGCAGACGGGCACAACGACGGCTCGGTTGTACGCAACGTTTGACGGCGGGGCGAGCTGGCCGCGCGACGACAGCACGGTGCGCGTCGTGAATTGGCCAACGTTTCAGCGAGCCCGACGGCTGGCAACGCCGACGACATCGCCAGCCGTCGCGGCCAATTATCTGGCCGTA